AGTCTCGCGTATGCGCGCGCGCGAGCCGCCGGCTATGACCACATTGCCATCACCGCCCGGGCGACCGCGCGCGGCCTTGGCGAAAGCACGAAAGACGTCCAGCGTGACCGCTTGATCATCGAGACGGATCTCAAGCTGCTCAAGTGCTGGGATCCCAAGCGGTACGGCGACAAGGTCGCCCTGAGCGGCGACGCCGACAACCCCATCGTGGTCGAGGACAAGGGCTCCGAGCTGGCCGTCGAACTGCTGGGCCTGCTGCGCAGCCGCAAGAAGCAGATGCAGATCGAGGGAAAGCTCGCCGCCAATAAGCCCGGCGAGGGCCCGGCGAGGATTACCGGCGAGGTTTCGCCCAAGCCCAAGGCCAAGCCTTGAGGCTCGAGGATCTGACCGAGGCGCAGCTCGGCACGCTGCCGCCCGACGTCCTGCGCTACTACATCTGGCAGGAGCGGTGGCTCGACACGGCGCGCCCGGATCAGATCCCCCCGCCGGGCGACTGGACCGAGTGCGGCTACATGGCCGGGCGCGGCTACGGCAAGACGCGCGTCGGCGCCGAGTGGATCGCGGCGCAGGCGATCGAAGACCCGGACGGCCTCGATCGCGCGGTGATCGCGCCCACCTACGGCGACGTGAAGTTCACGTGTTTCCAAGGCCCGGCCGGGCTGCTCAACGTCATCCCGCCCGAGCTGGTGGTCAACTACAACAGCACCGACCTGATCGTGCAGGTGCGCACGCTCTCCGGCAAGGTGGCCATGATCCGCGGCTTCACGGCCGAGAAGCCCGAGCGCCTGCGCGGCCCGCAGCACGCCGACATCTGGTGCGACGAGCTGGCGGCGTGGCAATACCCGCAGGAGACTTGGGACATGGCCCTGATGGGCCTGCGCCTCGGCGACCGGCCACGGATCCTGTGGACCACCACGCCCAAGCCGATCGAGCTGGTCCGGCGCTTGGCCGAGCCCAAGCCCAGCCGCATCCTTGTGCGGGGCAGCACCTACGACAACAAGGCCAACCTGCCCCAGAGCTTCTTCGACCAGCTCGCCCAGTTCGAGGGCACCGTGATCGGCCGCCAAGAGCTGGAGGGCGAGCTGATCGACCCGGAGGAGCAGGGCGTCATCAAGCGATCGTGGCTGCGCCTCTGGCCGGCGGCCAAGCCTCTGCCGGTGTTCGACTGGATCGTCATGTCGCTGGACACGGCGTTCACCGAGGCGACCATTGACCGCAAGAGCCACGACCCGGACTATAGCGCCTGCACGGTCTGGGGCGGCTTCCGCCACAAGGTCAAGATGCCCGACGGCTCGGTGGACGAGCGGTCGCACGTCCTGCTGCTGGACTGCTGGCAGGAGCAGCTCGGCCTGCCGGAGCTGGTCAAGCGGGTGAAGCGCGAGCTCAACACGGCATACGGCGACGATCAGGATACGGCCCTGATCAAGCCCCTGCTCGGCAGCTCCAAGCCCCGCACCAGCGGCCGCAAGCCCGACATCGTCGTGATTGAGGACAAGGGCAGCGGCATCAGCCTGCGTCAGGTGCTCGACCGCGAGGGCATTGCGTCCTTCGCCTACAACCCCGGGCGCGCCGACAAGCTGACGCGCCTGCACATCGTCTCGCCGATCTTCGCCCGGCGCCAAGTGTGGCTGCCGGAGAGCGACAAGTTCCCCGGCCGGGCGCGCACGTGGACCGACGACTTGCTGCACCAGCTCTGCAGCTTCACCGGGCGCGGCAGCCTGAAGCACGACGACTACGTCGACAGCGCCACGCAGGCGATCCGCCTGATGATGGACAAGAACATGCTGTCTGCTGTAAAAGCGAAGACTGAGATCCGCGAACCGACGCCGCCGCGCACGGTCGTGAACCCCTACGCGGCTTGAGGCATACATGGCTGACGACGATATGCCCGACGACGAGATGCCCGACGACGAGCTCGACGAGCCGATGCAGGGCGAGACCGTCCCGGCACCCGCCGAGGAGGACGACGGCGTCGAGGACACGGACGACGGCGGCGCGATCGTCACGCTGGACGAGGAGGAGAGCGAGCAGGCCAAGTCGCCCGACTTCTACAAGAACCTCGCCGAGGAGATGGCCGAGTCGGACCTCGACAAGCTGGCGTCTCAGTTCCTCGAGCTGGTGGACCGCGACCGCGAGGCGCGCAAGAAGCGCGACGAGCAGTACGAGGAGGGCCTGCGCCGCACTGGGCTAGGCAACGACGCACCCGGCGGAGCTCAGTTCCAAGGCGCATCCAAAGTGGTGCACCCCATGATGACGGAGGCCTGCATAGACTTCGCGGCTCGCGCCATGAAGGAGCTCATGCCCGCCGGCGGACCCGCCAAGGACTTCATCCCCGGCGAGCTGACGATGGCCCGCGTCAAGAAGGCCCACCGCAAGACTGCGTTCATGAACTGGCAGCTCACCGTGCAGGCGCCCGAGTTCCGCGCCGAGATCGAGCAGCTCCTGACGCAGGTGCCGCTGGGCGGGGCCCAGTACTTGAAGATGAGCTGGGACGAGCACCGCAACCGGCCCGGCTTCCTGTTCACGGCGATCGACGACATGTACCTGCCATTCGCGGCGACGAACTTCTACAGCGCCCAGCGCCGCACGCATGTGCAGTACCTGACGCAGCTCGACTACAAGCAGCGCGTGCGCAGCGGCATGTACCGCGACGTGGACGTGGTGCCCGCCAGCGCCGACCCGGACTTCAGTGAGGCCTCCAAGGCCAACGACAAGATCGAGGGGCGCAGCGAGACGAGCTACAACGAGGACGGCCTGCGGACGGTCTACGAGATCTACGCCATCGCCAGCCTCGAGGGGCAGGACGCCGACGAGGACGTGGACGTCGAGCCCGCGCCCTACATCCTCACTGTCGACAAGCTCTCCCGCAAGGTGCTCAGCATCTACCGCAACTGGGACGAGCTGGACGAGACGAAGGAGGAGCTGCAGTGGTTCGTCGAGTTCCCGTTCGTGCCGTGGCGCGGCGCCTACCCGATCGGCCTGCCGCACATGATCGGCGGCCTCAGCGCCGCCGCGACTGGCGCCCTGCGCGCCCTGCTCGACAGCGCGCACATCTCCAATTCGCAGACCATGCTCAAGCTCAAGGGCGGCACGCGCGGCGGCCAGACGCTTGAGATCCAGCCGACGCAGGTGCTTGAGATCGAGGGCGGCCTGAACGTGGACGACGTCCGCAAGCTGGCCATGCCCCTGCCGTACAATCCGCCCAGTCAGGTGCTGCTGTCCCTACTGGGCGTGCTGGTTGACGCGGGCAAGGGCGTCGTCCGCACGACGCTGGACGACATGGCGACCGACACCGTCAACACGCCCGTCGGGACGACGCTGGCGCGCGTTGAGCAGGGCATGGTGGTCTTCTCCGCCATCCACGGCCGCCTGCACGACGCCATGGGGCGCATGCTGCGCATCCTGCACCGCCTGAACGGCATGTACCTCGACGACGAGGACGTGGAGGCCGAGATTGGCGAGGAGCTGGCCACGCGCGCCGACTTCGAGGGCCCGCTCGACGTGGTGCCGGTGTCGGATCCGAACATCTTCTCCGAGGCGCAGCGGTATGCGCAGATACAGGCGATTGCGCAGCGCGCGGCGGCCATGCCGCAGCTCTACAATGCGCGCAAGGTTGAGGAGCGCATCCTCGAGACGATGAAGGTTCCGAACTCCAAGGATCTTCTCGCGCCCTCCGTCGAGCCGCATGCACAGAACGCCGTCAACGAGAACGTCAAGGCGACACTGGGCAAGCCGATCGTGGCCTTCCCAGAGCAGGACCACATCGCCCACCTCAAGGCGCACCTGAGTTACATGATGAACCCGGCGCTGGGCATGAACCCCCTGATCGCCCCGGCCTACATCCCGGCCATGCTGGGCCACATCAAGGAGCACATCGCGTGGTGGTACGCCATGTCGGTGTTCGACGTGAGCACGGAGACGACGGGCGAGGACATCGGCGACATGATGCAGGAGAACAAGACGCCGGAGGACAAGCGCGCCTTCGACCGCATGCTGGCCGAGGCGTCGCAGCTCGTCTCCGACCGCGCTGTCGGCGTCTTCCAGTCCCTGCCCCCCGCCATCCAGAAGGCGCAGCAGCTCATGCAGCAGTTC